CCTATGTTTACATCATCTAATGTCATTGTATGCTCCTGTTGTATTATTCATCTGGGTCACTTATTTTTGTCCAAAGTGTGTCCTCGTCTTCCGTTACATCGTTCCATAAGAAGGTGTTGTCACTAGAGGCTGAACCAGTCATCCCCATAGTACCACTTTCTTCAAAGTTCACGTTGTTCTTTATTGTATTGCCTATTGCTAATGTACCAGCCGATGGCATTTTTGCTACTTGACTATTTACTATTGCGTTGCTACCATCTATTTGTACTGAAGCTGGCATAACGTGTGCTGTTGTTCCAGCCATTCCATAATTACCACCTATTGTTGCAACTAATGCTTGCTCTAAATCTTCACTACCAGCACTGGATAAATTAACCTGTGTCATATTAGCTGCTACTTGATAAGTGCTAATACTCCAAGTATAAGGACTAGCTGCCCAAGTAGTATCTGCTGCAGCCCAAGTGCTTTGACCCATTACCCTTCAACCCCAGAGTATATATTTCTGATCCTCATAGCCGAGCCAGAATGCCTGTCTCTTTGGTCTGCTTTTTGTAATTTTTCTACTGCGTTGCTGTAACCATTTAACCAAACAGCTACTCTCTCATCATTTTTAATAAAAGGTTCTGCTTCTAAAAGAGAACCATACAACAACACATCTGGTGCATTTTTAGTTAAATAATTACTTGTTACAGTTCCTGATGTGCCATCACCTAATGCTGTAAATTTTTCATAAAAAGCCATTTCAAGTTCATAGGCAGAATCAGGTATTGGTGACAATTGAATTTCATCGCCTATTAAAGTGTAAGCTCTAGGTTTACCTGTGGTGTTGCTGCCATATAATCTGTCCAGCATTTCTGGTGTTATGTATTCTAAAGGTGTTGTGGGATTTGTATTTAATTGTATGTTACGCATTTGTATGTAACCACCAGGAAGATTAAAATATTTTTGTCCAGATGTTGTGTACATTATGCTTCTTACTTCCATAGGTCGTATGCGTAAGTCTCTGCTTATACGAGCTTCTGCTAGTGCAATAAAATCTGGTATTCTTGCGGTCAAGTCTGACCTGTCTAACCAGTCTGCTACTGCGTCTTTTAATTCTGTGTATGTACTTAATGCCATTATAATTTTCCTTTAGAGGTTCTCCACATAGCGTTAGCTGGGTCATTCATCCATACTTTCATTTTTTCTTGGTTTCCCCAAGTTCCATCTCGCATCATTTGTTCTACTACAATCATAGGGATGCTGGCTACTTTGTGAGACATTACTGAATCACCTTTGTATTGGTCGTTTCTGTTGTGGAATTTTTCTTTATCATTTAGCTCTGATATTTTCTTTAGTGCTCTATTATCTTGTGCACTAGTAAGAGTTATGCTTCCATCTAAATTTGTTATTATATCTGATTTTATTACTGAGCTCATAATGTAAACCACCCCAGTTGCCTAGGGTGGGTTATTAGGTTATATTAACCAGTTGTGTATCTAATAGTAGCGTTAGCTGCTTCGTTGCCACAGCGTAAGCCATACTCAACTAATAGCATCTTCTTCTCACCATCACCTGCTCTTGCAATATCCACTGTCTGGAAATCACGCAAGTAGTCAACTGACCACATATCGTGGTCTAGGAAATAGACATAGTCTTGGTCACAGAAACGGTCCATAACAATATTGTATGTACCAAAGTCTGAGACATAAACGTCAACAGAGTTTTGGATAGTCATATTGTTATCTGCTACTGAACGAATTGCATCAGCACGACCTGACATAGCTGTGATTAACTTTTTGTTAGTCGCACCTAGTAAGATAGTTGACGCTTCTCCGCCAGCAGTCCATACTGCTTCAGCAGCAGCAAGAACGTCAGCTTCAACCATTGCAGCGTGAGTACTAGAAGAACCAGCATCTGTTACATTAGTTGTAATCCAATGGGCAGCACCACGAGTCTCACGAGCTGTAGTTGCGTTACCCGCAGCCGCAGCGTTGTTAGCTAATAGTGAACCTTCCATATCTCTCTTTAGTTCTTTAGAAGCCTTTGCTAGCTGGTGAGCTAGTTCAGATTTCTTACCCGCATTGTTTACTGCTTCGTGTGAACCAGAAACCTCAACAACTTTCTTAGAAATTTGTGTTTGGTTAGTGACTCTAGCAGTTACAGTAGTTGCCGCAGTTCCTGCGTCAGCTCCCTCAACGTGGTAGTTATTAATTACAGCAGAAGCAAGTGCCTCTGTTTGCCACTCAAATAGAGTGTTAGATACTGAACCCTTGCCAGCAATGCTGGACATAAATGGTGTATCTGTAGGTGAAATGTCATATATTACATCAGACAAATCCTCACGGATTGCTGTTGCATCATATGTTTTAAAAGCTGTTGCCATTATGAATCTCCTTTATAGCATATCAAAAAACAAGGAAGCGGCATCATCTTGTTTACCCGACTTCCTTAACCTTGCACGTTTTTTATTAACTGCTTCAGCGGCTGCATCTTCATTTGAATTTCCTCTTCCAGACTTTTGTACTTTAGGAACTTTCTTTACTGCTTTCTTCTTTGGAGCTACCTTTGTTGTTAGTCTATCAAACTCCATAGCTTTCTTTATAATAAGAACACTACGGTGATCTGCTAACTGGCTAATCTCTTCTGGTCGAAATCCTACTGAAGTAGCATACTCTTGTACGTCCTTCTTTATAGTAGATTTTGCATCGTTCCACTCAGGTAAAGCATTAACTAGCTTAGAGTATTCTTGTTGAACAAAATGTGCTCTAGCTTTGTTAGCCTGTTCAGCTTGTTCTTGTTGTATAAGAACTTGTTGTTGGGCTACATTGTTTACTCTTTCCTGGGCATCTCTGTACTCATCCTTCTTGAGCATATATTGGTATGGATCTTCATCTTTTAATGCTGTCCAATCAGTATTCTCAAAATCTGATAGCTTGGCCGATTGTTGCTCTTGCAACATCTGTAGACCGTTAGCGTACATTTGCCTTTCTTGCTCTAGTCGCTGACGTTCAGATTGAATTCCTTCTGTTTCTTTACGTTGCTCTGCTAGTGCTTGAGACTTACGAGTATAGTCAGCTTGCCTTTGATAACCGTTCTTAAGTTCATCTATACCAACTTCTAATTCCTCTCCGTCTACCTTTATCGTATACTTTAAGTCCTCTTCCGCTACTACTTCGTATTCTTCTTCTTCAGTTACCTCTTCTTCGGTTTCTTCTTTAGCTTGTCCTTCTTCTTCTTCAGATTCAGGGGCTTTTTCTTCTACCTCTTCAGCTTCCTGTGTTTCCTCTACCTCTGTCTCGTCAACAGGGGCTTCGGTTACCTCGCTTGCGGTTTGCTCTTCTGAGTTCCACATACTAAGGATTTTATTACTAGCATCGGCAGTTGTACCTGCCTGTGCTCTATTATCATTTACAACTTCTTGGGTGTTCTCTTCAGAATCCATTGGTTACTCCTCTACCTTAATTAAAATTATCTTGCTCCTTCTCAGCAAGTTTGCCAGTTTCAAAAACGGACTTAATGTGTTGTTCTACTAAGTCTAACGCCTTGATTGTTATGTATAATCTATCTCTTTCAACCTCTTCGGCAACACGGGTATTTAATAGATGTTCAATTAATTCTTTTCTTATTGTTGCAAATGCCTCTTGAAACAAAGGGTTATCTAGCAACTGCCGAGCATCATCTGCTCTGCGTACCTCCTCACTCTTCTTACTCATACCAACTCCCTACCTAGTTACCAATCTTAACAGCCCTTTCCTGTTCTCTTTCTAGTACAAGTTCTTGTTGTTTAAGTGCAAGTTCTGCTTTCTTAATTTCAAGCTCTTGTGCTTTAATCTGCATATTAACAGACGCTTCTTGTTTTTTAAGTTCTAAATCTTGGGCAGCTAATTGTGCCTCTAATTGCATTTCTTGTTGTTTAATTGCAGACTCTTGTTGTATCTTCTGCATTTTAACTTCAATTTCTTGTGCTTTAAGTTGTGCTTCTGCTTGTTTAGCTTGTTCTTCTGGAGATGGTCCTTGATTTTGAGGCACATCTTGATCACCTGGATCTGTAATAAAATCATCTACATTCTTCATACCCATTGCTTTTATTTGCTCGGCTACTAAGTTGTATACATTTTTAGGTTTAAGAAGCATACCCGCAGCTGGGTGCTGTGCAATCATTTGTATTGTTTGTGACAATCTTCCTAAATGCATTAAGTTCATATCTTTGTTACCAAAGCCTAAACCCACCTGTGCGGTGCAGTCCATTTTTTCTTTCCACTCGTGTGGATATAAAGTAGTCCAGGTGTTGTTTAATCTTACAATTTTTTCTGGCTTTTCATATCTTTGTACTAACATATAAACAGAGTTTGCTAAATCTTTCATACCTGTCTCAGCAAATATTCTGGCTATTAATTCTATTTTTTGCTGTGCTGCGGTCATTACTTGACCTACACCTGTAGCAGTTTGATGTGATTTTAAGCC